TTCTTGTATGGCACTGTCTTGATCAAAGGGTCTAGATTTATTTGGGTATTGTATGTCATCTGCTTTTGGCCAGTTGTTTTCTATATACGCTAATGCACTTGATGCGTTTTCTGGTCCAACTGCATCTACTAACAATGCAGCAAATTTAGTTACTTCTCTTGTTGTATCTAGTACAGGTTCAACAAGTCCAGAAACAATTTTAGTAGATGTTTTGCCGTAGTACTCTTTTTGTTTAAGTTTTCCAATGTCGTCTTCTCTGTATGCAAGATCGTAAGATTTAGCTCCTTGTAATTCAAATGCAGTTAATCGATCTACTGTTCCTTCACTAAATAAGTCTGGATTGTCTGCTACAAACTTTAATCTTTTATTTGGATATAATAATATATTAGATTCACCTGCTTCTTTAGCAGCTTTAACAGAACCATATTTTTGTACTACAGAAATATAATCTTTAACAACATCTGGGTTGTCTCTAAATATATCTAAGTATCTAAGAGTGCTATCTTTGTAATCTGCAGGTAAAGTATTGACATAACTTCTTTCATCTGAAGTTAATAGATCAGGTTCAATTAATCCTTTCTCTACAAGAGTTTCATTTATCTCTTCAATCTTTTCATCAGCTTGTGTAGTAATTGCTTCAATATCAAGTTTCTCATTTATCTGAGACATGATATCTTTTACTTTACGTTCTATGATAGCGTTTTTATCTTCGAGTTCTTTGTTGGGAAAAAAGTTTTTGTTTGAATCTGCCATTCATCTTATGTCATCTCGGTTTGCATAGGCAACACAAGACTTACCCCATATTTGTTATTGAAAGCGTATACATCTGCTTGAGTTGTTATCTGTGCAAAATCCGCGAAGGCATTTTGATTATAGTAAATTAATTGAACAATCTCATCACTTACTTCAGCAGGTATCTTAGCTCTAAAATCTTGATAAGACATTGGCACACTCGCTTCATTTGGTTCTTTAACTTCTTCTACAGTTTCTGTAACTTCTGCAGTCTGCACTGGCATAGCTCCTGTTGAAGATGTTCCCATTTGATAACCTACTCTACCACCAGCTGCGTTAAGTTCTACACCTAACACACCTTGTATTTGTAAGTAAATTCTTATTGCATCAGCCGCGGCTGTTTTAGGGTCTCCTCCACCTGAAATTAAAGCAGCAGTAATGTTTGCTAAATCTTTTTGTGTAGAAGTTCCTGATAATATATCTTTTAATCTTGTATTATATTCTGCTTCAGAAATTTCTTTTGAATCTAATAAACCTTTTAGTTCTTTTATCTTTAACCCTGTTGCAGTTCTTGCTGGATCAAATTGAATTTTAGCTACGTCAATAGCTCCCTTATTTTGTAATTTTTGTACAGCAATTGCTTGTTCTTCTTTTAAACCATACTCTGTACGTAATTTTTTCATCTCAAACGTTCGATCTTCTAAGGTATCAAGTCTTTTTTTCTTCTCTTCTATTTCTTTTAATTTAGCTGCGTCTTGTAAATCTTTTCTATTTTTTCTAATTTCAGAAATTTGTTGTGCTTGTTCAAAACCCATTTCACCTGTAGTTTTATATGAACCATCAGGATTTTTAGGATTAGCATAGACTCCAAAAGAAGTAATGACATCATACATATCTGTTCCTTCTGGTGTCTTAACTATTTCTTGTTCTTGAGCAGATAACTCTTCCATTTTATCTTCATAAGACATTGGTTTTTGAAAACCTGTTCTATTACCCATCATGTTCCCCATGATTGTACCACCACCAATAGTTCCACCACCATAGTATCTTGGTCTTGGTACATCCATACCTGATGTAATACCAGTTCCTTGAGCAGAGTATCCCATTCCGCCTCTCATAAACATTGGTCTTTTTAAAATTTTATTATACATATTATACCTGTTGTGTTCCTGGTGGAGGTGTTAATGTTCTATACATATTAGCAAAACCACCGATACCTTGTACCACTGGGTTTGGTGTAAATTTCTGTGTTGGTGATCCAGGCATTGCTCCTGCAATTGAACCATAAATATTTGCAATATCTGTTAATCTATCTGTTGGTAATTGATAAGCTGTTTGTGCAGCAAGTGCTAACTGATTTAATTTTTGTTGTTCTAATTGTTGATCTTGTAATCCTAATGCTTCAAGTCCTGCAGCTTCTGCTTGTTGTAATTGTGGAACTTGAGTTGCCATAGTTTGTAAATTACCTAATTGTTGTTGCGCTTGATTTTGTGCTTGTGTAAACCCTGTGCCGTATAAACCAGCAAGTAATGCTGCTCTATTTCTATCGGACTGTGTTCTAAATTCTGCAGACTCAACACCTTGTCTTGCACCACCAAAAGCTCCAGCAGTAAATGCTTGGTCCGCAATATTTTTTTGTTGTATTGCAGCTTGTCTATCAAAGTCAGCCATAGTTGTTTCTATAACTTCTCTTTGATATGGTGACATAAAATCTTTGTATGCATCTGGTGTTAATAAATTTTGTTGACTAATTTGATCTATGTATGGTTGAAAAGATGCAACACCTGTACCACCTGTAAAACCTGTAACTTGTCCTGTAGCATCTCTTTGTACAGTGCCTAATCCAGACATGTCTGCAACAGATTGAGCTGCTGCTTGTTGAAATGCAGATTGACCTGCAACTTGAGGAGTCATTGCTCCTACATCAATAGGAGTTCCTAGTTGCCCGATACCATATTTAAGAATATTTTGTCCGTATGGTTGGAGCGTTGCGCTGGGTAATAATCCTAAATCTACTGCCATTATGCCATCATCTGTTTAGCTTCTGGTCGTGCTTCCAGTTGCTTCATTGTGTTATACATTCTTTGTGCACCTTTATTAATACTTCCGCCACCTGCAGCTCTTACTGCATCAGCTGTAAATACAAATTCGTTTTTAGATAGTCTTGCTGGTACGTCGTCTTTTCTTTCGTACTCACCAATTGGTACAAAGCCACCAGTAAATCTATAATCTTTTTCCATACCACCCATGTCCATAATACCACCAGAACCTTGAGCGTATTTAACTCTGCCACCTTCAGCTTTTTTATCTGGAATTGTGTAAGCTTCTGGAGATAGGTCTGATAAAACTATTGCTTCAGCTAATTCTCTACTTAAACCTTTATCCATTAATTCTTTTATTTTTGCTTCATATCTTTCATTAGCACCTGAAGATAAACCTATTCTTCCACCTTTTGCAAAAGAAGCTATGCCACCACTAGCCATAAATTTGTTCATTAGTCTTTGAGCTTCTTCGTTAAGTATTTCTAATTCTTCTTCTGATAATAAATCTAATGTTTTACCAAAAAGCATCATAGCTAAATCATTTCGACTGTCATCTATATCTGGAGCTGATGCTATTTTCATATCCATGTTATTTTTCTTTTTAGAATATGGTGACATATAAAATCTTAAAAAATCATCAATTTCCATAATTGGAAAACCAGGTTTTTGTTCGTTCATGTCGTACTTATAATTTTCGTATGCTTCTATTTCTTCTTCAGTATAATTACCTGGTTCGTAAGATACTTGAGTATATGTTTTTTCTTCTACCATATCCTCGTTCATACCTTCTTTAAAACCCATACGTTTTACAACTTCTGGTGCTTTTTTTCTTAATGCTTCTATACCTGGACCACCACCTTTTTCAAAACCCATTTTTTCTACAACATCAGGTCTAACTTTTCTAAGTGCTGCAATTCCTTCGTTTGGATTTGTTCCATCTTTTAATTTCATAATTCCTCCGTCTCGGGCAAAGGTTGCTTTTGTAAAATCTGTAACGTCTGCTTTTTTAGTTGGTAAACCTGATATGGTCATAGGTGTAAGATTCAAGTCAATAGCCGCTTGTGCCTCTTGGCCTGCTGCTTCTGCAGCTTTCATATAATCTGAATATGCAGCTTCTTCTAATTCGTTTCTTCTTTTAGCATCTTTATAATCAAGGTATGCTTTACCAACTGAAGCAGCTGTATCAACTACACCTTTATATTCTTTGTAAGTGTCAGCAGCTTTTTTAAAAAAATCTAATACTCCCATAATTCTAATTCCTTGATGTGTGATTATATACTAAAATCGCAGGGATTCTACCTGAACTTACCAGTTTACTTAATTTTTTAGCCATCGTCAATATCTTATAACTCACCACTGCCGGCTCCAAGACCTAAACTAGCTACCTTTATATGTACATCTCTTCTAATATGCTCTCTTTGAGTGTCTGTATTAGGGTCATTTACATCGTCGTCAGCCTCTTTATCTGACATGTATTCTTGACCTGTTTGAGTGTTAGTCAAAGTAACTTCTACTTCAGGTGTTATAACGTGGGTTCTTTTCCCATCTATCTTTTTGTATTCGCTTTTAGCTTCTTGTTCTATAAAAGGCATAGTTCTCCTATTGTCTACTAGTTTGTAGCACTGCAGCAGTCATCTTTATAACATTAGTTTGTGTCGTTTGCATCTTTAATTTATCCCCTGCTTCTAGAATAAGTATGTTATTAAAGGTCAATACATCGACCCCATCACTGGCTGTCACATTAGCCACATCATATTCAAAATCAGTAGTGCTAGAAGCATCAAATACCTTAATAGTTACGTCTAAAGCACTTCCATGACTATTAAACAGCTTTATTGTTTTTACAATAGAAGTTGTCTCACTTGGTGATTCATACATATCTACATCAGATCCTGATGCATTAATTGTCTTTTGAATATTTTTATATACGTTAGCCATTATGACATAAAGAAATTAAATCTCTCTTGGTTCTCCTTTTCTTGAGTTAAAAACGTAGAATTTAGTTGTTCAATCAAAGAGGTAATAGTTCTGTTTATTTGTCTTTGATTGTCCTCTGTATATTCTTTTCTAGGTTCTGGTAATCTTACTACTATTTTTGTCATTATCTTCTCCCATCTGCTTGAACGTCCACTTGGAAAGTACCATATCTCCACTTCTCTCCAGAGTTTTCATTCTCTATTTTTATATTTGCATACCTTCCTCTTGCTCTAGTATCAAATTTTGTTGAACTAGAAGTAACACTAAATGGACTATATTTACTTGTGCTTGCCGTAGATGCAGGAAAATCTTTTAGTCCTACAGTTACTTTAGCTGTACCATCTAATGTTTTAAAATCAGGAAAAAATCTTCTCATTGCTAAGAAAAACTCACCCATTCCTGCACTTGTTTGAATTGCAAAATCATATGATTGTACAAAAGAAGTCAAAGCTGTTGTAGTACCATCAGGATTAATTTGGTCTGTGCCAACCTCATGTTCAAAATAAACTGTTTGACCTAGACCATCAGACCCTACGATACTTGGAAACGTTCCTGTAGAAGAAGCATTAAATTGTGTTGCATGTGGTCTTGGGTATACTACTGAGTCAATCCAAGTTGTTCTAATTGAGTTTGTATTTACTCCTGTATACCAAACACCTCCTGCAGTTTTACCTGACTCTCCATAATTATATACAACATATCTATCGTTGTATGCTGAATTAGATGTAGGATAATACCAAACAACTTCTGTAAATAGATTGTTTATACCTGCACAAACTTGTTGACCTTTTGTTGTGTCAAAGTCATCAAACACATAATCTTCTACCATGCATGGCAGTGAGTTTACTGTACCATCAAATGCAAAGAAACCATTATTACCAATCCAATAAGCAACACCATCTATTTCACAACATGCATTTTGACCAATCAATCCACAGTTGGTACCTACTTGTTCAAATCCAAAAGTAAATGGTGAACCAATAAATTTCATGGTGTATAAAGCATTGTCGGTCCAAACTAGAATGTTTTCTTTTGCAACAATGGCTCCCATAATTTTTGTACCATCTTGTAATCTTTGTGAACCTGCACTATTTTCTGCTGTAGGTGCATATACATTTATTTGTTCTTGGTTAGAGAATCTTATAAACATATCATCTTGAGTGGTTGGATCACCTATCGTTGTTTCTGTTCCAAAATGAATTAAGTGTCTAGTAGTTGGAGATATCAAAGTTAATCTTGTTGCCGTTGGGTTTCCTTCGTCTCCTGATATTGCTGTTACAAAATTTGTAGTTAGTGTTGATGCACGTGTTGTAAAATTTGCAGCAATAGATGAGTCCCATGTAAATGTTTTACCATTTGAAATAGTTGCAACTAATACTTGACCAAAGTTACTTAGTGACCAGAGGCCTGGTTCTAGTGTAACGCTTGATGCTGCAACGGCATCACCCCAGTTGCCCCACTCTGTTGCATCTTGAACTGTTGTGTTAGTAGAATGCGCTTGACCATTTGATGTTCCGGGAGTTGCTGTTCCTTTTGCACCTCTAGTAATTCCTAAAAATTGTGTAGAATTTTTTGATGTGTATGTAATTAATTCTGCGTTTGGCACTGTGCCAACAGCTATAGTTCCTGCTGATGCAAAACCTGTTGTACTATCTACTGTCACTGCTGTACCGGACCCACCTGTACCAGCTGTATCTGCATTTAATAAACCATCTAATTCTGTGCTTTGTGATCCTGTTATCGTACCACCATAATTACCAATACCAAAACCATAACCATAAGATTGTGCTGATGGTCCTACTGCTTGATAAGGGTTAACTGTGCAAGAACTTCCTGATGTTAGGTCTGAACCACCTCCATTAGCTTCTGCTGATGGTGATGTCACTGTAAACGTTGTAGAACTGGGAACAGTTATTACTTGACAAAGTTTATCTTCAAACGTTGAAGCTGCAATGCTAGAGCCTGTTGGCATTGTTACTGAATCTAATTCAACAATATCTCCTATCTCTAAACCATG